ACCCTTTCGGGTTCACCTGTGTGCTGACAACAGTACATAACGTATGAAAACGAAGAACCTAAACTCCCCACTTATATCCTACCCGTCAGGCACTATTGCCTACTACTACACTACAAAGAGTGGTAGTTCCGGGTCTGGGTCTGTTGCACCTTATTCCGCTTCATGGAATGAATCCGTGGACGAAATAACGTACACCAATGGTCGGGGACAGGAGAACTATTGTTACCATAAAAAGGTATCAACTAGTATTCCTAGGATCCTATGCGCCCCCTACCGCCAGTACGCGAGTCTTCCCCCAACTGGTTCAACCAATTGGACGGAGATCCGTGAGTACCCGTGGAAGTGGCGCGCATATGGAACCGCTTTAGGAGTCCCACCGCTCGCGGTGGACACAAATGCATGGAAGGCACTCTCTTCAAGAGCCGTGCAAGCCATGTGGCCGGAAGTGGAAAATAAAGTGAGTTCTCTCAATTTCGCAATTGAGTTACCTCAAGTTAGAGACCTAATTCCGTCCATTCTGAAGCTCGGTGAGAAGCTTGATCTGATTATAAATCAGCTCAAGAGTCTAAGTAGAAACCGGAACTATAATAGTTCTATGTTTCTACGCACCTTGCGTGAGGGCAAACGCCCTCTTCGTCAGATCATCTCTTCGTTTGCAAACGCCAATCTGGTTTACCAGTATGGCGTTCTCCCACTACTCTCTGACATCACTGGGTTTTCCCAGGTTGCCAGGGGTGCACGAGCTGATGCCCGTCGTCTTTTAGACAACGAACATAAGCTGCTTAAGAGCCACTTCACTTGTGAAATACCTGACCTGCCCAAAAGCAGTGTTCATGTATTCAACGGTGGAGCAGCTCCTAACCAAGATAGACTTACGACAACGCAAGTCTTACACAGTGCTCGGTATCATGCCACCATGAAGTATTCCTACTTCTTGTTGGATTACCAACGTAGGCTTGCCTACGATCTCGCGTTATGGGATGCTTTAGGTTTCAACCTAAATCCTCGCATAATTTGGGATGCCCTTCCTTGGTCATTTGTCGTCGATTGGTTCGCCAAGTTCGGTGACTTTCTCGATCAGTGGAAGTGGAGGGAACTTGATCCAATAGTGGATATACGTTCCTTTGTACACTCCAGAAAGTTGCGGTATTCTAAGCGTTCATACGCCGAGATGTGCCACAACGGACCTTCGTCCTCGAGTTACACTGCTGAGACCATTGAAACCGTTCTTTATGAACGGGCAGCGGACTCACCAGACCTATACTCAGCTATCCGGTTGAGTGGGTTGAACTCTTACGAGTTCAGAATGGGCGGTTCCCTTATCGGGGCTCGCCTATGATGGATTATCCATCGCGACCTTTGGAGCTATAGGTTATACAGCTCTTGCCAGTCCTGCATTCAGGGATAGTCTTATTTTATTAAGACTTTAAGCAGATCCGACGGTTTTCCGTCACAAATGCCTATGGCCCTACCAGCTCAAATCATCAACTTAAATGATGGTGCAGCCGACCATGATTACGACCTCGTTGGCTATGAAATAGTCAACGGCGTCAACCGTTCCATCCGTCGCGAAACGACAGATGCTGATAACTTGGCTAAGCCAAAGTTTCTCATCATCAGTCATCAGACAGTTGGTTCGGGGTTGACTCAGCGAGTCCGGAGTCTTGTTCAATTGAAGAAGACTCATGTAAATGCCGACGGAATTCGTTCCGAAGTCATTTGCCAGACGGTGTTTGACATTCCTGTCAACCTCGTCGCTGCTGCGGATGCGAAGAAAACAGTTCTTGAACTGCTCGACGCATTCGTTACAGCGGGATTCACTGATTCGATCATCAACCAGGAAACTTAAGGTTTGCCTTAAGCTCTTGGTGGTTGGGAGGTCATTGAGCAAGGGTGCTTAGGCTCTAGGAGACCCACCCGTGAGGGTAGTCACTAATAGCCTAGATAACAGTAAAGTTATCGCGCTCTTGTGCAATGATGTTCATACATTGTTGCCTGGAGTCTTCACACCACGCTCGCTCAAGCTAACTCAACGCAAGTTGATTAGCCGCTGCGAACGGGAAGGAATCGGTTTTCTTACGAAAACCTTGCCGCGTCTCGGCAGGTCCCTTGACAGGGCCCTGACGGGCGAAGTACCACTCGACTCTTTGAACTTCCAAAAGAAGTTCGAAAGTCAGCTACCGAAGTTATTCGGTGAACTGTTCGAGCGCATTTTCGCGCATAACGGGTGGATCCTTCCAGATCCATGCAAACATAGCGTCAAGTTGCTTAGGCAGCTCTTATTTGTTTACTACAAATATGAGACGCCGTACGACAAGTCGCTCGAGAACGAAAAGATCTTCTCCTTCATTAAAACCGAAGAAGAGATCAGCTCGTGGTCGTCGGATTCACTTCCGACTCAAGTTAAAGTCCAAGCTCGAAAGCTTATCGCTCGCGTTCTTGCAAACTTTAACCCGCTGGATATATGCCCTAAACATGGCCCAGGTGTTGTCTCTACTAAAGAGACTTTTCACCAAAAGTTCATGTTTCGTCGCAATATTCCACGTCTTCATGCAACGTTTCCTTGGGATCAGTATTTTACTGCTTCCTTTGGTCACGTGTGTGATCAATGGCGTAATCTTCAAGATTACCCTGTTGTTGACGATCTGAAGGCCAAGATTATTCTTGTTCCTAAAGATAGCCGGGGACCCCGTATCATCTCTTGCGAACCACTGGAGAACCAGTGGATACAGCAAGGAATCATGCGATCCTTGGTGCAACATATCGAGACACATCCTCTAACAAGAGGTCGTGTTCTGTTCACTGATCAAGAGCCGAACCGTCAAGCAGCCCTCGCGGGCAGCCTGAATGGCAACCTCGTAACGCTAGACTTGAAAGAGGCTAGCGATCGGGTTTCGGCAGAGCTCGTTCGGCTTATCTGGCCTGAGAACCTCTTAGAGGCTCTCTTCGCCTGTCGGTCGGATGCAACAACGTTACCAAACGGAAGCGTTTTATGGATGAAGAAGTTCGCACCAATGGGGTCAGCTTTATGCTTTCCCGTTATGGCGCTTACTATCTTCGCCCTCGCTTCTGCGGTAATGTCCGATGCGGACCTCTCACGAGGTCTTTTAGTGTACGGTGATGACGTAATCATTCCCAGGGATAAAACCCAGAACGTGATTACTGTTCTTGAGCAGGCTGGCTTATTAGTCAACCGAGACAAGAGCTGCATCAGTGGATTCTTTAGAGAATCCTGTGGATTAGATGCCTTTGCGGGCGTCGACGTCACTCCTGTTCGTTTACGAACAGTCTGGTCGTCCTCACACTCCGCCGGCGTTTACACTTCTTATATCGCTTACGCGAATGAGTTGTATAAACGTGGCTTTTATACGACTGCTATGGAAATAGCAGGTAAATTAGTATCCGTCTATCGACAGATACCAGTCGACGAATCAGGATTATATCCTGCTCTCGTATTTGAGCCTCCGGGCAACTCAGCCACCCCGGTACGTGTTAACTCTAACTTACAAAGGTTAGAGAGACGCGTAAGGGTGTCTGAACCTCTCAAGGAAAACCAAGATGCTGACAACTGGGAAGGTGTTCTCCGGTATTTTACCGAATCACACGATCGGAAGTCAGACCCTTGGGTTAACTCGAGAGAGATAATCCGCTGGAGCGAGTTAGCGAAGGAAACTTCGCGTTCGTCCCAGGCCGGTCTGTACACGCATCGTCGTCGTAGCAAGCTACGTTGGCGGTGGCGATAACGTTAACCCCACAACCGTGAG